TAGGCTCTACTCCGTTCAGCATCTTTTTGCTGAAGGATTGGTCTATGCTCCGTCATATCAGTGGGCTGAGATGGTCATCACCCAAGTTGGCACCTTCCCCAAGGGCAAACACGATGACTTGGTGGATACAGTGTCAATGGCTATGAGGCATTTGAGGGATACCGGGGTCATTCTGCGCCCAGATGAGTGGCGGGCAGAGGCAGAAGACGCCCTGCGATTCAATGGCAATAGCCAGTTTACCCCCCTATACCCTGTCTGATAGTCTAAACGCTCAGTTTTAGGGGAGTGAAATGTCCCAAGTTCTTGCAAGCGCCGTGGTTGATGCCATTAAACCCGCTACGCCCGTGGCAATCGGGCATTTCCGGGTCGAAGTATGGGGCAAAGCGCCCTACGACTACGTGCGAGTCTATGAAATCATGGCAAAAAACGATACAATGGCCGCACAAGAGGGTATCCGGCGCTTTGTCAATGAGATGGAGAAGCTGGATTTGCCAAAGGAACAACCCTGATGCCGATCACGCCCGGTCTTAACCCCAATCTGCGCCTTGTTGGCGGGGAAGAAGAGGCCCCAGCAGAGAACGATGTCATCGTTGAGATCGTAGATGACGGCGCTGACCGGGCAAAAACAGCTGAAGATGGTGCAATCCTTGAGATTGAACATCCAGATGGCTCACTCACCATTTCTCTTGATGGTCGTCCTATCAATGACAACCGTAAAGAGCGTGATGAAAACGATTGGTTCCGCAATCTAGTTGATGATGTTGCTGAATCTAACCTCAATCAGGTCGCAGAAGAGCTTCTGCGCGGCATCCGCGATGATATTGAAAGCCGCCGTGACTGGATTGAAGACCGCGCACAGGGAATTAAGCTCCTTGGCCTCAAGATTGAGATTCCCGGCATCCAAGGTACCGCTGACGGAGCCCCAGTAGAGGGCATGTCTAAGGTACGCCACCCGCTTCTGCTTGAAGCTGTGTTGCGATTCCAAGCCAATGCCCGTTCAGAGCTTCTGCCGACCGATGGCCCGGTCAAAATCCGCAACGACAACAACAATCCAACGCTGCAAGACGATCAACTTGCCAATGCGTTGGAGCAAGACCTCAATCACTACCTGACAGCAACAGCAACAGAGTACTATCCCGACACGGATCGTATGCTATTGATGCTTGGTTTTGGTGGAACAAGCTTCAAGAAAATCTACTACTGCCCGCTGCGCAATCGGCCCGTGTCAGAAAGCGTTGATGCAGATGATTTGATCGTCAACAACGCCGCAACTGATCTGTCAAATGCCAAGCGCATTACGCACCGCACTTATATGACGCCCAACACTGTTAAGCGCCTGCAAATTCTGGGCGTTTATCGTGATGTTGACTTGTCAACGCCAAAAGCGCCCGACTTAGATTCAGTGCAGCGTGAGAAAAATGCTCAGCAAGGCATCAGCATGGACTCATATAATCCCGATGACCGTGATCGGGAGATTTATGAAGTCTATTGCGAGCTCAATCTCACTGGCTTTGAGCATAAGTACAAGGGCAAGGTATCGGGACTAGAAGTTCCCTATATCGTGACCATTGATGTGTCGTCACGGCAGATACTTTCCATTGTCCGCAACTATGACGAAGACGATCAAGAACTGCCAACCGCCAAGAAGCGGTTTGTAAAATACACATTTGTCCCCGGCATGGGCTTCTACGACATTGGTCTGCTCCATATCCTTGGCAACACGACAAATGCCATCACCGCTGCATGGCGTGAGTTGCTTGATGCCGGTATGTACAACAACTTCCCCGGCTTCCTCATGGCAGACACGGGTGCAAGGCAGAACACCAACATCTTCCGCGTGCCTCCCGGTGGCGCGGCTCTTGTCAAAACTGGCAACATGCCATTGACACAGGCTGTCATGCCTTTGCCATACAAGGAGCCGTCAGGCGCATTGATGAACCTTGTCAACCAAATGGCTGACACGGGTATGCGCGTTGGTGGTACGTCTGAAGCTCTTGTGACAGAAGGAAAACCAGACGCGCCGGTTGGCACTACGCTGGCAATGATTGAGCAAGCGCAGAAGATTTTGAACTCTGTCCATAAACGCCTCCATGCTGCGCAGTCGGAAGAGTTTGAGCTTTTGGCGCAATGCTTCCGTGAGCATCCAGATAGCTTCTGGATGAAGAACCGCAAGCCTGCATTCCCGTGGGATGAAAAGACATTCACGGATGCGTTGGACAATTTTTATTTTGTTCCGCAGGCTGATCCTAACACTGCAAGTCAAACGCAACGCCTGATGAAGGTGCTTGCGTTGAAGCAGTTGGCATCCAGCAATCCGTCTCTGTATGACCCGATTGCTGTTGATACAGCAGCTCTTCAAGCCCTTGGCTGGTCGAACCCAGCTCAGTTCATGGTACCTGCATCTGCGCAGGGCAAGCCCCCGCCAGAGCTTATCAAGGCCATGGCTGACATGGAAAATGAAAAGCTGTCGGCTGAGGCACGTATGCTGGATAGCCAGACCCGTGCGCAGGAAAGCCAAGCCAAGATTGAATTGGAGCGGGCTAAGCTGGAGCTGCAAGCTGGCAAGGATCAGGGCGATCCTGCAAAGATGGCGCAGCTTGATATTCAGCGCATGGATATTCAGCAGCGCGGGCATGATGCCCTGTTAGATGCTGTAAACCGCAAGCGTGACAGAGAAAGCCGTGAACGCTTGGCAGCCATTAAGTTGGCAGAGGAACTAATCCGTAACCCGCAAGGGATGCCGATTGCCAATGAGGTTATCAGTGAAGACATGCTGAACCGCCTTGAAGGCAATGAGCCAACTCTTGATGGCCGTCAGACTGGAGAATTGTGATGGCTGACCGCGCTCCAATTACAGCACGCCGCCGCGACATGTATGTCCCAGAGCGGGACAATCCTGAAGCCATGGCTATGCAGGAAGAAGTGCGCCGCCGTTACGATGAAACGATGGCACCTTATCGTGAGATGAAGCAGGCTGCCATCCAGCGTGCATATGACGAAACTCTGCGCCGCACTGGCAGTGAAGATGCTGCTCGTCGCACCGCAGATGCCGTGGCAGCGCGTATGTCACGCACGGAAACTTTGGCATCATTTGCCATTCCAGAGGCTGCAATTGCCGGTGTTGGCAGGGCTGTTGGCACGGCGCGTAACGTGCTTGGTGGTTTGCGTGGCCGCAATGCCATGACAGCTGAAGAAGCATTGACGCCAACCAATCGTCTGGTTGTAGATCGCCCTGCTACGGGTGGATATTCGGGCAGCGGCTATAATGCTGGTCCGCTGGAACAAATTCCGTTTAAGCCAAACTATGCGTCTGGCGCTCAGATGGAACGTATGCCTGCGCCGCCGCGCCCAGATGTGCGTTCCGTGCCAGATGAATTGGCAGTGCTTGAGGGCGAAGGTGGCGCAACGGCTGATGCTGTTGCACAGGCCCGCCGTATGGCTCAGGAGCGTGCGGCGGCTGAGCGTGGGTTCCGTGAAACACAGCTTGCCACCATGGAAGGCGAAGGCGGTGGCGCAGAAGCGTTGCGTGCCGCGCAGCAGCGTGCGCGTGAAGCAGAAGCTGCATTCATTGAACGCCAAATGATGGAAGCTGAGGGCGAAGGTATGGGTGCATTTGCATCCCGTAATCGTCCGCCTCCGCGCCGTTACAGTGCAGATCAGGATGCTGCCGCCGGGTATGGATATACGACTGAGTTCCCAAGCCGCGCACTGGCTCCGCGCTACACTGGCTCGGAAGCTGCAACGCAGGCAGGGCGTGAAGTGGTTCCTGTTCGTACAGCTGCCAGTGATCTGGAAGCATTGATGAATCGCCATTTTGGTGGTGCAGAAGCAGGTGGCTTGCCGATGCGCGGCCCCACTTACTATTCCAATCCGCCTGCTACTGGCCCACGCTTGATCGGTGAAAGCTTCGCAGGAGAAAGCCCTGCCTATGCAGCAAGTGTTAGGACCAATCTGCCACAAGGCGGCATTCCTGACTGGATGAAGTACGCACTACCAGCTGGCGCGGCTTTGGCCGGTGGCACTTATTTGGCATCTGGCAGGGGGCAAGAGCCAGAACGGCGATTGGATACGTTTGAGGAAACCAACATTGGTGCGCCACAATTTGCACCGCCTCAACAGCCAACAGCCCGTATGGCATCTGACATTCTTCGTCAGTACGGCATGAATGCGTTTACTCAGCCAAAAGCTGAGTCATCTGATGGCACGCCTCCGGGCTTTGTTCCGCCTCCGCCGCGTCCAGAACGTAAGGAGCGTGGTTTCCTTGATCGTCTTATTGGTCAGCCAACCCAATCTATGGGCGGTGAGCTGATGCAAGATGGCAAGATTAACTGGGGCAGCGGCGAATCCGCAGCAGATTTTGTCCGTGCATCTCAAGCTATGCGCAAGATGCAGGACGAGGGCCGCAAGTTTGAAGACATTCAGGGCATCAATCCTGAATTGGAAGGCCGCAAGTCGGGTGGTAAAGTTGATGAAGATAAGAGCTTGAAGAGGGCTCTTGAGATCATCCATCATCTTGTGAAGCGGTAACATCATGGCGGGCAAAAACGCAAAATACGCTGTGAAGCTGGCAAAAAAGCTGGCAACAACAAAGCGTAAGCGTTTTGCCGTTGGTGGTAACTCCGAAGAGAAAATTAGGCCGCGTCCAATTATTGGTGGAGGCGGTGATGGCCTTGCTGGTGATGTGCCAGATATGCCGGATGTCCCAGAAGGACAGGGCAACTTCATCACCGATAAGTTGGCCGATATGGCGGCCAATCCAGCGGCAACCGCAGTAAATGCGGCTGTTGGATTTGTTCCCGGTCTTGGATTGGTAAACACGGCGTCCGGTTTGTTGGGTGGTCCAACTGTAGGCGGGATGATGTTTGGCTCTAATCCAGCGCCAAAATCATCAGCTACTGGCTATGAGAAGGAAGCGCCAACATCCGCGCCAGCGCAATCGCAACCGGCACAAACATCTGTGCCAATGCCAACTCCTGTTGATCGGTCAGCAGAAATTGCAGCTGAACAAGATGCCGTTTCATCCGCTGGCTCACTGGCAGGGTTTAGCGGCGCAACTAGCACGATGGGCCAATCAGGACCTGCTGGTAGTGGCGTTGGCGGTATGGGCGGTTTTGACGTTTCAAGTAGCGGCATTGGCGGCCCTCTTGGCGGCGCTGATACGTCCACTCAAAGCGGCCTTGGCTTCAATGGCAGTGAAATGTGGGGCACAGTTGCTGGCCCCATGAACACGACAGAAGCTGGCGTTGGCAATTACAACGACTTTGGCGCGGCAAATGCTCCCGCAGCCCCATCTGCACCTGAAGCTCCTGCGCCCTCTGCAAACTTGGGTGACTTCTCTATCAGCGGTGACCCTTCTGGAAGTTATGGTTCATCAGGAACCTTTGGCGGCAAGGGTGGAACAGCTGATGCTGAAGGCGATACCGCCGGAGATGACAGTGGAGATTCCGGTTCCGATGCAAGTGGTGACGCTGGTGATTCCAACGGCGGCATAGGCGGCGGCATGGGGGGTGATAGTGGAGACAGTGGCGGCGGCGGTGACGGCGGCGGCGGCGGTGGTGATGGTGGTGGCGATGGCGGCGGTTGGGGCGGTGATTCTGGCGGCTGGGGTGGTGACGGTGGCTGGGGTGGCGATGGCGGCTGGGGTGGCGATGGTGGCGACTCCGGCGGCGATGGCGGAGGTGACGGTGGTGGAGACGGTGGCGGAGGAGACGGTGGTGGCGGAGGTGACGGTGGAGGCGGCGGCGGAGAAAAACGCGGCGGTTTCATCAAGCCACGACATCATTATCAATCTGGCGGCTCTCCATACACCTTAGATATGGATGCGCAGGAACCTGTTGATTGGCAATCTGTGGCTCGTCCTGCGGAAGGATCACTATTTGCACAACCGCGCCAAGAACAGCGCCGACAGGAAGTGCAAGCGCAGCCGCAAGAACGTGCACAAGAACCGTCATCTGAACGCTATGGTGTATTTGCCTTTGGCACCAACGACTATCGCAATCCTGATGCTGCTGTGCGTGCCGCACAAGACATTTATGCCAACGCCAAAAGCATGGGTATGACGCCTGTTTTTGTGCTGCCAAATGCCAGCCATAAGCAGTTTGCACCTGTTAGCAATGCACTTAGGAGCTTTGCAGAGGAGCGTGGCATTCAATACGAACTGCCAACCTATGAAAGCAAAGACCCACTGCATCTGACAAAGCAGTCAGCGCAAGACATTGCCAAACGGTATCCCAATGCCTTTGTTGGCGGGGACTCCAACAGTGTGCGTTTGCAGAACTGGGGTTATGGCCGCAAGCTTTACGATGCTAACACCTATGTTGATCCGCGCACGGGTCAGGTGTTGAGCAAAGTCGGCGCACCATCTAGCAGCGTTGCCAATTGGATGGTTCAATATCGCAAGATGCTGGAGAGCGGTCGTTTTGCCAAAGGCGGAGCTATCGCAAATCGGTTTAATTATGGTACTGTTGTCAAAGGCAAAAGCCGCCGGGGACGCCCGGATTAACCTAGCTAGGAGCCATCATGTCTGACATGGCAAAACAGGCCCGTGCGGCCATGAAAGCAAAGGCCAAAAGCCTTTCTGCTGCGACTGACCCAAAGACCAAGGTCGATTCATCCACATGGACCCCGCCGGAGCCGTTGAATACTACGGCCAAGACCGGGATGCGCCCGATCAGCCGCCGTGCTTTTAAGGCTGGTGGCAAGGTTCAAGGCGAGAAAGCCAAGTGCAATATGGGCCGCGCCGCCCGTAAATCTGGCGGTTCCGCTGAAGCCAAAGAGTGGATGAACGCCAAGATCAACCGCAATGTGAAGGATGCCAACGAAGAGCGTGAAGGCATTAAGCACGTTGGTGGCATGAAGAAGGGTGGCCGCGCTAAATATGCAACAAGCGGATCAGTCCCTAAAGAATATGCCGAATCTACTAAAAAAATCCCTATGCAAAGCCCTAAAGC